TTGATTACAATCCACTCAACGAAACTATTCCAGTTGCGTTAAAGAGATTCTATCAAATTACGGATAGTAACTATGCAAGTGAGGGCTTTAGTCAAACTTGGTATCCTCACTTATGGCGTATTAAGTGTGAACCACTTGTCAACAGTGAAGAATTTACTGACATTCTTAAAGAGCCGATCAATCAAGACAACTATCTCGGTGATTGGGATAAGGATAGAACTTATCCACCGGGCTATACTATTGCGTTCGGAGACAAAATTTACGAATCAATTATAGAAGTTCCGATTGGAATTAGTCCTCCTAACCCAACATATTGGTTGCTAAAGGAAAATGATAGTTTGGCTAGTATTCTCTCAACCTATAGTAAGAACATTGCAATCAATGATGCTGCACTACGAGAAGCACAGAGGTTAGTACCCAAAGCAGGATACGATACTAGTAAGCTATATGTTGTTCCAACATATGGCGAGTACGAGTCAAACACCACACTATCCGGTAAGTATAATCAACCTGCGCCGCCAATTGATGTTAACACAATTCCTACAACTAGCAATACATCACCGTCTGGGCAGGTTGTCTATATGCGTAATCCAAAGTACAAATACGCAAGTGCAGGCATCAAAGTATCAAAAAATGCACTGCAATCTATTTGGGATATGACCGCAGATAGTGACCATATGTCAATGGATGACAAAATTAATAAATTCGTACAAGCAAGTTTAGAAATGGTCGAGCAGGCTCCAGAAAGAATCGGAAGTGGTTCTGGTTCAGTAGAAACTACTAAGCTATTATCAGTGCAATCGTTTGGCATCATCGACGGACCATACGGAACTGCTGATAATACCTATGCAACCGCAGATCAGAATCCTGAACTACCCGGATTCACTGGCGACATTACTCAGCAAATGGACTATCGTGCAGATTGTGATCCTAGATATCAGTTTATTGTTCGTTCGAGTCCTAGATCATTTGGTTACTCAGCAGGAATGCTTACTGGCGACGGTCAAGCACCTAATGGTTATCCGACTGGCGCTGGTATTGCGTTCCCGCAGAATCCGCAAGTCGGAGATTATTTCTTACGTATAGATTATAATCCTCAGTTATTGTATCGTTGGGACGGTAGAATTTGGGTTAGAATCAGCGAGAATGTAAGAACAGAAACTGGATTCACTGTCGAGGATAAATCGCAACTATCAGGATTTATTAATGATCAAGAAGAAATCTATCTAAATAGTGAAGGAACATTTGTTCCGCAGGCACAGCCACTATCGTCGGTATTACAGCCGACGCTACCCCCTGTTCCCCCAGTAGTATAAAGAGATTTAATGGCACAGTTTTTCTACGATAATCAGATTAGAAGATTTCTAATTCAATTTGCTAAGATTTTTAGCAATTGGTATGTCACCAGAGGCAAAGATCCTAACGGTAATGAAATTCTTGTTAGAGTTCCTATTATGTATGGTGATAGTAGTAGACAAGCTGCCACTATCATTGCTAATAACAGTGCTAGTAACTTGCCCTCAGCGCCGATGATTACTTATTATGTTAGTGGGCTAGAGTACGAACAAAGCAGAACACAAGACCCATTCTTTGTAGATAAAATGCAAATTCGTCAACGTGCAGTTAATCAAGACACCGGTGAATTCGAACAGACCCAAGGGCAAGCATTTACTTTAGAGAGAATGATGCCTGTACCGTATAAGCTGAGAGTTACTGTTGATTTTTGGACAACAAACTATCAGCAAAAATTAGAACTAATTGAGCAGTTAGGCGTACTGTTTAATCCAGCATTAGACATTCAAAGCACTGACAACTTCGTAGACTGGACTTCATTGACAGTTGTATATCAGGATGGATTAACCTTCTCAAGTAGAAGCATTCCGCAGGGAACTGGAAATCCAATTGATGTCATGACTTGGAAGTTCTATATGCCGATTTGGATTACAACGTCAAGTAAGCTTAAGAAGATGGGAGTGATTCATAAAGTTATCGCTTCTATTTTTAAAGGTAATGCTTTCCAAGATATGCAAGATGACGATTTATTATTGGGCACACGGCAAAAGATTACCCCATACGGATATAAATTACTACTGCAAGGTAATCAACTACAGTTACTACCTGCAAACGAAGCATTCTATCCTCCTAACTCATCATTAGAACAGCCTACTAATCCAAACACTAGCTTATACTGGGCTAGTTTGCTTAACGTATACGGAGCAGTAAAGCCTGGTATTAGTCAGATTTGGCTACAGAATCCATATATCGAAGATGACATTGTAGGAACTATTGTACCTGATCCACTTGACGATAGATACTTAATTTATAGCATTGACCCTGATACTCTGCCGCAAAACACAATGTCCCCGGTAACCAGCGTTATTAATCCTCAATTGACTGCACCTAATGCAGGATTGCCCGGACCTACTCCAGGAGTAAGGTATCTTATTGTAGAGGACATTGGTTCTGAAGGAGATACTACTGTAGCTTGGGGTGATCTAGTAGCGTATGCTAACGATATCATCCAATATAATGCTAACGCTGGCGAATGGCAAGTTTCATTTGATAGTATCAATGCTAATAACGTAGAATTTGTAACCAATCTCACTACAAACGTACAGTATCGTTATGTTCCCAATGAGGGAATGTGGATGAAATCTTACGAGGGTTGGTACGAGCAAGGTGATTACAGCATAGTCTTATGACCCATCAAGCTGCCGGTGTTTTCTTTTACAGTAAATCTACTCAACGTTATCTCTATTTACTAAGAACTGACTCAAGAAATCCTACATGGAGTATACCAGGTGGGGGCATTGAGCAGGATGAAACATTGTTTGAAGGTATTTCAAGAGAATGTGATGAAGAAATGTCATTCGACATTACAGAGCTTAAGTTGATTCCTATACAAAAGTTTGTGAACAACGCATTTGTATATCATACTTTTTTCTGTGAAGTCGAAGAAGAATTTATTCCTGCATTGAATGATGAGCATGTCGGTTATGCCTGGGTAACAGAAGGACAATATCCGAAGCCTTTACACCCCGGATTATTTTCTACTGTGAATATTGATATTGTAATTGAAAAGTTGAATAGTCTTACTTGATTAGATACCGAGTAATTTTTCTAGAGTAGGCCATCCCAATGCCCCAGCTAATACACCAGCTCCCATAAGCATCCATCTCCATTTTTCTAGAGCAGATACTTTCTTTTCAACCTTTGCGTGTTGTTCTTTATTTTCTTCTTGAAAATTTGTAATGAGTTGTTGTGCTGCGAGGGCATGGCCATCAATATGAGAGCGCAAGTCCTTCAGGTCAGTTTTGATATCATCCATTTTTTCATTTAGATATCCATACTGTACCTGAAGGACTGCGATTTCGGTCTCAGTTTCTTTAATCTTTTGAACTGTAGAAGCCTGAGCCATTGTTTATTCCTTATGCGTTGTTGATTGTAACAATCGGATTTGGCTGACCATTTGCAGCATTTGCAACAGCGGCTGTGTTGAACGATGAAATGACATCAGGGTTAACGTTAGCCAATACTGCAAGACCTGTACCAGAACCAGTTCCAGTAGCAGTAAAGGTGATACCAGTCATGCTAGCCATTGCGCCAACTGCTGTCCAGTCAGTAGTACCTGCACTGTAGATTGTGTATACAGTACCTGCTGACAATGAGCCTGCCGCAACTGTTGCTGGGAATAGTTCTGAGCTATGATCATTCACGCTTGAAACAAATTGTACGCCAGAGGCTGCGTTAGTTGCTCTGATTGACATTGTGTTTGGTGTCAATGCAGTATTTGCAACGTTCGCAGTGTAAACCGCACTAGTTAGACCAGAAGTTGTACCGGTTACGAGATACTTTGTCTTGCCCTTTTGACGAACAATGAAGCCTGCTTCTGGAGTTGCATAAATGAATGAAGAACCTGATGCAGCCACCTCCGCATTTGCAACTAGTTCAACTACATCTTGTTGAGCGTCTGGAGTACCAGTAGCATTAGACAAGTCAACTTCTGCTCCAGCTAATGTTGTTGAAACAGTGAATGCGGATGCGTTAGCAATTGCTTTAACAAAATAAACTTGACCAGAGACTAAGCCGCCCAAATTAGCAGTAAATCTTACTGTACCGTTAGCAAGCAATGTTTGAGCATTACCTGAAGTACCGATGATGTTACCTGTATTTTGCGTGTTAGCAACAGCAACCGTTGTTAAACCAGGAACTGTATTTGCAAAACCTAAAGTGGTATAATTAGTTGCTGTACCGGATGTACTGACAAGCTGAACTACTGAACCCACACTTAATGTGTTTGCCAAATCAGTACCAATACCTGTTACATATTCAGTATCAGTAGCAGCATACAATGTACCTGTACCATTTTGACCAATAGCAACGTTAGCAAGAACTTGCTTACCGAAGATTGCAGTGTTACCACCGACTACTGAGTAAGTGTTTGCGTTTGTTGCTGGCCATTGAGGACCATTTGGGTTGTTGAAGTAAGCATCAACTACACCAACTGACAATGCTGATGCAGTTGTACCTGTTGTCAATGTAACCGGAGTAGATGTTGGGTTAGCATTTAGTGGGGTTGCAGAAACAGTGAATGTTGATGCGCCAGTGATTTTTAGAATATAATATGTTGTAGCAGCGATTAAGTTTGTACCAGTTGTGATGCTAGGTACAAAAGGCATACCGGCAATAATACCTAATGTGCTTAAAGTTTGAGAAACTGTTACGATATTTGTTGTTGCAGTAGTATTAGTTACTGTCAAGACTGCTTGAGCCTTAGCGATTTTTAGTGGACGTCCCATTTGTTTTTCCTTAATATTATGAGCGAGTTCTAGTCGCTACGCAGTGGGTACTGCATAAGTTCTCCTCATGAGAACATATAAAGTATTTAGCTTTATTGCGAAATTATTCGGTACCTGTAACAGCATGTGGCATGCCTAATTCTGTAATACTGAATTCTGATCCGGCTCCGCTGCCAGTTGTTAGAAATGCTACTACATTGCCTTGGCCACAATAAACGCTATTATAGCTGTCATTAGCAGAATAAATCGCTGACTGCTGGGTAGCAATTGCGTAAGGAACACCTGCATTATTGAAAGTGTATGCAACGTTTGATAGTGCTACTCCTGCATTTGCAGTTAGTGTCAAACTAGTAGCATTAGCAATATTTGCTACAATTCCTACTGTTGTTCCAGTGGTATTTCCTATCCAAGCGCCGATTTCTAGCTGAGTGTTAAATGCAGTTCCTACACCAGTAACTGTTACTGAGTTAGTTGCTGCTGTGGCTGTTCCAGTACCGGCTACTCTAGGATAGCCTGTTACGGCGTGAATACCTACGCCTGTAGTTGATATTCTAATTTTGTCTGTAGCAATATTAGCTGATTGCTGTGATACTGCATTACCTGTATATACGTATGATGCCATTTTATTTTTCCTATTATTTTAAAGTCTGCCGACTGCTACTTCGATGATACCTTCTATGCCATCAAAGTTTTCTAATGATTTACCAATTACTGTTCCCATATGAGGTGCTGAACTTGG